GAAGCGGTCATCGAGGCGCACGTTATGGACCCGAAGCGCCGCACGGTCTGCGTGCGCGAGATCCAGAAGTCATTGGCGCAGTCGGTCAAGCGCCTGCTCGAACTCAAGATCGAGCAGCTGGGCGTGCAGTCCTATTTCGAGGTGCAGGAAAGCCAGATCAAATCGCGGCATGGCGATGGCCTAATCATCTTCCAGGGGATGCAGAACCACACCAGCGACTCCATCAAGTCGCTCGAAGGCTATGACTGTGCTTGGGTGGAAGAGGCGCAATCGCTCTCGCAACGCAGCCTCGATCTGCTCCGGCCGACAATCCGCAAGCCTGAATCGGAACTGTGGTTCACTTGGAACCCAAATCAATCCACCGATCCGGTGGACGTTCTGCTGCGTGGTGAAAAGCCGCCACCAGATTCCATCGTGCGTGAGGTCAACTACCAAGACAACCCTTGGTTCCCAGATGTGCTGCGCGCCGAAATGGAATACGACCGAGGCCGCGATCCGGACAAATACAAGCACGTCTGGCTGGGTGGATACGTTTCGAACAGCGAGGCGCGTGTATTCCGCAACTGGCGCATCGAGGAGTTCGAGGCACCAGCAGACGCCACGCACCGCTTTGGTGCGGACTGGGGCTTTGCTTCCGATCCAACCGTCCTTATCCGCAGCCACATCATTGGCCGCACGATCTACGTCGATCATGAAGCCTACCGCGTTGGCTGCGAGATCATGGACACGCCTAGCCTGTTCCTGACCGTGCCAGAGTCCGAGAAATGGCCAATCGTGGCCGACAGCGCACGGCCTGAAACCATCTCGCACATGCAGAAGAATGGCTTCCCCAAGATCATGTCAGCGGTCAAAGGGCCGAAGTCGGTCGAGGAAGGGATCGAGTGGCTCAAGTCTCACGACATCGTGGTGCATCCGCGCTGCGTCCATACGATCGATGAATTGACCTGCTACAGTTACAAGACCGATCCCCTGACTGGCGTTGTGTTGCCAGTTCTTGCTGATCGTGATAATCATCTGATAGACGCACTGCGTTATGCGTGCGAGGCAAGTCGTCGTGCAGCGCCCAGAAAGCCTGTCGAGGTCAAGCCTCTGGCAACGATGAATAGGTGGTAGATGGCTCGACTGAACAAGGAACAACGGCTTGCAGGCGTGCACACGCAGGCAATGCGCGAGTTCGATACCGTTCAGTCAGCCATGCGCGATGTTCGCTTGCAGTGCCTTCAGGATCGCCGCTTCTACTCTATCGCTGGCGCACAGTGGGAAGGCCCACTTGGCGACCAGTTCGAGAATAAGCCGCGCTTCGAGGTCAATAAGATTCACCTCAGCGTCATCCGCATCATCAACGAATATCGCAACAACCGGATCAGCGTTGATTTCGTTTCCAAGGACGGCAGCAAGAACGACAACCTAGCCGAGACCTGCGATGGTCTTTACCGCGCTGACGAGCGCGACAGCGGTGCCGAGGAAGCATACGACAATGCCTTCGAGGAAGCTGTCGGCGGTGGCTTCGGTGCTTGGCGCGTTCGCAACGTCTATGAGGACGACGAGGACGACGAAAACGAAAAGCAGCGCATCCGCTTTGAGCCGATCTATGATGCGGACTCGTCGGTGTTCTTTGACCTCGATGCCAAGCGCCAGGACAAGGCCGACGCGAAATACTGCTTCGTCCTCTATTCCATGACGCGCGATGCCTACATTGCCGAGTGGGACGATGACCCGGCAACCTGGCCGAAGGAAATCCATCAGTACGAGTTTGACTGGCTGACGCCTGACGTTGTGTTCGTGGCGGAATACTACAAGGTCGAGGAGGTGCGCGAGACGATCCGCATCTTCCAGACCATCGACGGTCAAGAGGAACGCTACAGCCAAGCAGACTTCGACGCGGATGAAACGCTCGAAGAAACGCTGGCCGCTGTCGGCACCATCGAGGTTCGCACCAAGCGCACCAAGCGCCGCAAGGTCCGCAAATACATCATGAGTGGTGGCGGGGTGCTTGAAGACCTTGGCCATATCGCTGGCAAGAACATCCCGATCGTACCGGTCTACGGCAAGCGGTGGTTCGTCGATAACGTCGAGCGCTGCATGGGCCATGTGCGCCTTGCCAAAGACCCGCAGCGCCTCAAGAACATGCAGCTGTCCAAGCTGGGTGAGATCAGCGCGCTCTCGTCTATTGAGAAGCCGATTCTCGTCCCTGAGCAGGTCGCCGGCCATCAGATCATGTGGGCCGAAGATAACCTGCGCAACTATCCATACCTGCTGGTTAACCCGATCACTGGCCCGAATGGTGAAGCCCAGATCAGCGGCCCGGTAGCCTATACCAAGTCGCCTGCAATTCCACCTGCGATGGCTGCGCTCCTGCAGCTGACTGAGCAGGACATGGCTGAAATCCTCGGCAACAACCAGCAAGCCGACAAGATGGTCAGCAACATCTCTGGCAAGGCTGTCGAGATGATCCAGACCCGTCTGGATATGCAGACGTTCATCTACATGAGCAACATGGCCAAGGCCATGCGCCGTTGCGGTGAAATCTGGCTGTCGATGGCCAAGGATATCTACGTCGAGGAAGGCCGCAAGATGAAGGCGGTCGGTGCGATGGAGGAAATCCAATCGGTCGAACTGATGAAGCCGATCATCGATCAGGAAACCGGCGAACTGATTTATGAGAACGACCTGAGCAAGGCCGCCTTCGACGTTGCGGTTGACGTCGGTCCGTCCTTTGCCAGCAAACGCGATGCCACTGTGGCTGCACTGACCGGCATGATGCAGGTTACTTCCGATCCGACCACGCAGCAGGTTCTGCAGGCGATGGCGATTATGAACATGGACGGCGAAGGCATCGATGAGGTGCGCGAATACTTCCGCAAGCAGCTGGTCCAGATGGGCGTTGTGAAGCCCACCGAGGAAGAGCAGCAGCAGATGATAGAAGCCATGATGGCACAGGGCGAGCAGCAAGACCCGCAGTCCATGTATCTGATGGCGGAAGCCACTAAGGCGCAGGCTCTAGCCGTCAAGGCTCAGGCCGATACCGAATACACGTTGGCTCGTTCGGAAGAGACCAAGGCCAAAACGGTCCAGACGCTCTCAAACATCGACATTGATCAGCGCAAGTCTGCGATTGAGACGGCTGAAAAGATTGGGGCTGCAGTGCAGCCGCAAATGAATGCGGTTCCACCCACCGCGCAATTTGGGTGAGTTGACGGGGTAACGTATGCAAACGGCAGATACGGAGTTTGATACCGAGATCGACACCCTCGAAGTCGAAACGGATGATGTTGCGGAAGCCAAGGACGAGACCAATGCCGTCCAGGCTGATGAACTGACCGACGATGAAGAGGAAGCCGACGAGGTAGTAATCTCCATTGGTGAGGAATCGCCACCTCAAGAGGAAGAAGCCCGTGCGCCTGAGTGGGTGCGTGAGCTGCGTAAAGCCAACCGGGAAAAAGAACGTAAGATCCGCGAACTCGAAGCCAAGCTGAATGCCACCGCAACTGAGACCAAGCCGGTTGCACTGGGAGCAAAGCCCACGCTCGAAAGCTGTGATTACGATTCCGACGAGTACGAGAAGAAGCTTGCTGATTGGTACGACCGGAAGCGGGAAGCCGATTCAGCCGAAGCCGAAGCTGCAGCCCAGCGAGATGCTGAGGCCCAAGCATGGCAGGATAAGCTGGCGTCCTATGAGAAGGCGAAAGCCTCGCTCAAGGTGCGTGACTATGAAGATGCCGAAGCGTTCGCGCTCGATACCTTCAACGTGACGCAGCAGGGGATCGTCATTCAAGGCTCGGACAACCCCGCGTTGATCATTTACGCGCTCGGCAAAAACACCAAGCGTGCAAAGGAACTCGCCTCGATCACTGACCCCGTGAAGTTTGCCTTCGCGGTAGCGAAACTGGAGACGCAGTTGAAAGTATCGAACCGTAAGGCAGCAGCCTCGCCGGAACGCATGATTGCCAGTGGCGGCAGTCGGCTCTCTGGTGCGGTAGACTCAACCCTTGAACGGCTGCGTGCCGATGCTGAAAAGACTGGAGACTACACTAAGGTTCTCCAGTATAAGAAGCAGAAGCGCAACGCCTGAACCAACTTTGAAGGATAGTTAAAATGGCAAATGCTTTTTCGAAGGAAGAACGCGTAGCGTTCGAAAACCTGCTCGAAGGCTTCCAGGACGCTCTGGTTCTTTCGCGCAACGTGTCGGTCTACAACACCGACCAGACCATGATGGAACGCGCTCGTGACACCATTTGGCGTCCGATGCCGTACATTGCCCAGTCGATCTCGACCACTCCGGGCACTGCCATCCCGGCCTATCAGAACATGACGCAGCTGTCGGTCCCGGCGACCCTCGGTTATTCGCAGACTGTTCCTTGGACCATGACCACCCTTGAACTGCGCGATGCGCTGCAGGAAGGTCGCCTCGGTGAATCCGCCAAGCAGAAGCTGGCTTCGGACATCAACGTGGCCATCATGAACACGGCTGCTGCTCAGGGTACGCTGGTGGTTCCGACTTCGGCATCGAACGGTTCGTATGATGACATCGCTCTGTGCGATAGCATCATGAACGAGCAGGGCGTGCCGAACTATGATCGCTTCCTCGGTCTTTCGAGCCGCGATTATAACGGTCTGGCTGGTAACATCGCTGGTGCAGCTGCTGCTGCGACTCGCTCGTTCGGTGGCGACAAGTCCAACCGCGCGTTCGAGCGTAGCTATGTTGGTCCGGTTGCTGGTTTCGAAACCTACAAGTTCGACTATGCCAACCGCATCGCAGCTTCGACTGCCGCTGGTATCACCATCGACACGACCGATGCTGCAATCGTTGAGTATGTCCCTGCGGCAACCTCGACCACGGTCGGCGGTCAGATCAACGTTGATAACCGTTACCAGCAGGTAACGCTGTCGAGCGTTGTTGGTGTGAACGTTGGTGATGCTCTCACCATCGACGGCATTGAAGCCGTGCATCACATCACCAAGGGCAGCACTGGCGAACCCAAGAC